TTCCTGTTAACCAAGAGTTTCCTTGGTGCCCACAAAAGTGGACTAAACACCCGGAACGGGTGGTCAATCGGGAGAAAACTCTCGAAACTAGACCAAATTGTTCTGATAACATCCAAAGGGATGTAATCCGTAGCGGATTTATAGTCAGAATTCTGACTAAAGACCTCTTCTGTGAGTTCTCTCCTTCCCCAGAATTTGAGGAATGCCCATAACTTATTAGTTACGGAGAGGCCAATTCGGCATCTACCATCCCTTTCAAGCAGGGATTGGGTCATTTGTCTCATGGCCTTTTGTACTAGAATTAGTGCAGGATGACCCGCAGTAAGCGGGCGAACCTTGAATCCAGGTTCACCGAGTGCAACCACTCGGCATTCAACCGGTTTGGTTGGAAGAAACCGAATTGGCTTCTTTGTCCACCATAGTGGATATTTGTGGCCTAAACTGCTACATATAAACCCCTCAGGTGGGGGATAGAAGGAACCATAGTTCATAAGGTCTGCACTTGCAGCCCAAAGCAGGAGATATCCTGTATTATTCCCATAATACGTGGAAAGCTCGGGGTTTTCCCGACGTACAGCCCGGATGCCGGCTGTGTCTTTGGGCTTTCCAAAGAAAAGATCATACGCTGGTATGTTAAAGCGACCCATCGGGTCACTATACTTCTGGAATCCCAGGATCATATTGCCATAGCAATCATACATAGCTTGCCTATGCCTTAAGTCGCTATGACTTAAATTCTTCTGTGGGAAGAATCTATCAGCCCCAAATGGGCCGCAACCTTCCAAATAAAAGGTTAGGCAGTCTGCCTTAAAAGGCTCGAGATATTCTCGAGCAGAGGAGGCAAGCCCTCCCTCTTCCTGCGTATGTGCAAGAGTGCCAGATATACTGACAGAGACATGTGTATCACATGGTAGTTTGGGAAAGTCCAGACGATCAGATAAATATCTCATAGCTATCGGAATATCCGATAGTGTCCGTGAATCCACGGTTCTATCTGTTGTGAGAACAGATAAGGTCTCCTGTAGACCCTCAACTACGTCAAGACGAGTTGGGCAGGGCAATGCCCTACCGAATGTGCGAATTTGGCACAGTTTGGTGACAGTCCTGTCATCCTTGTGGCCATTGAGGTCACACAAATGTCGGAGATGTCCGGCAAACCACGGCATTTGTGGTTTTAGGCCAGGTTTGTATCCTGGCCAACGAGAGATTTCTCTTGGACGAGGGTTATCCTCATTTTGCATGCAAACATATTGCACCCATGAAGCCAAGCACTTCAAATCCTTCCCCATATGGGAAATAGAGGATTGTAGATCCTCTTGACTCAATAATGTATTGAGATACCAGAGCTTAAAGCTCTGGCAAGCTGAAATCAGCTCAAAATCAACCAAATTCGGTTGAAAATCTGCGTTAATTAACACAGTTTGGCCAACAGCTTGCCACATGGTCTCGATTTGTGACCAATGATGTTTCGAAAGAGACTTAAG